GGAATTCTTCACCCCCAATCATTGGAAAGACGTCTTTGACGTCGGTCCCACGATTAGGGAGAGGTTCCTCCAACATACGGATTTCCATCATCGGGAACTCTCGGATGCCTGGCGACAGGTTATCCAATGCGTTTCCGTGGACATCCGGGATGGTCCCCTTCGTCCCTTTAAGGAAGTGACCCTCCGTAAGGAGGGTACGCCCTTTCGGGATGACTGTGTAACCATCTCACAAATATTTCCGCGCTATCCGCCATATCATAAGCCGAAGGTGACTGCTCAAGCGATTTGTGAACCCCTAAAGGTCCGCATGATCACTAAAGCAGAAGCCACCACCAAGTGCCTCCAGCCTTTCCAGAAGTCCTTATTCAACTACCTCAAGACCCAGGATCAGTTTGTGCTGACCCATGGGGTTAATTGGGGTAAGAAGATGGATTTCTCGGAAAAGATGGAATGGATCCATCGAATCGAGGATCAGATGAAAGGGATTTGGTCAAGGAAAGAGGAGGGTGATCTCTGGCTCAGTGGTGATTATACCGCTGCCACAGACAACTTTCCGATGTCCGTTACCAATGCCCTTGTAGAGGGAATACTCTCCCAAATCGACCATGAACCTACCCGTCAATGGGTTAGGTATGAGGTTAGTTCTCACGAAATTTCCTATCCTATGGGATTAGGAAGTGGGAGCCAAACATCAGGTCAACTTATGGGGAGTCTACTCTCCTTTCCTTTGCTTTGCTTCCTGAATGACTTTATTACGAGTCGCTCGGGAGCCAAGCCAGGAAAGTATCTGATCAACGGAGACGACGTTGTAGTTCTCGGTTCTAGAGAGTTCATATCCCGTTGGAGAGGCGATGCCCCTAAAGTGGGGTTATCGCTTTCTTTGGGAAAGAACTTCATTGACCAGGATTTCGCGACTGTGAATTCCCAACTCTTCTGGCACGGTGAAGTTATGCACACCGGAAAAGTCTCCCTGTCGACCCGTTATGGGAAGACGATTGGAAGATGCTTTTCAGAGATGCAGTTTTACTTCGGGCTAGATGAGGAATTGAAAAGAGAGTTCATCCGAAGGAACTTCGTTCCCTTGAGGGCGAACCCCCGGTCACTTTCTGTTCCCTTCACCCACGGTGGCCTTGGACTTGCGTTCTTGGCTGATACCGTGGAAAGGGAGAAGAAAGCGATAGGGGTCTACCTTTCGGATTATCTTCGTCCTTTCGTTTCCTCCCTCGCCATCCCTGGAACCTCCGAGGTTCGCGCGTTGCGCGTTCCGGTAGGATTGTTCAAGGACTCAGAGATGCTTTTGGCCGGAGGCCAGCGTCCTGAGGGGCAGAGAGAGTTGGACATTTTCAGTTCGCTAGACTTGGAACCTAGTGACCCTGATGAGGTAAGTGACCTGACACATCAAGAGGTGGCGAAGACTCTACGTCTTGCCCGCCTCGCGAGTGATCGGATGGTGAATCAGTTGATGAACCGTCCGTTAAAGTCATTTCCTCCGTTGGGTGATCTAAGGTTTAAGGTCGTCTTCCTGGAGAAGAGTAAGGTCGGTTTCATCAAGGAACGGTGTCTTCAACTTTGTCTAAGAATCCTTCGGGATTTCTTGGATAAGGGCTGTGAGCCCGACGCCGATGAGGCGTTTGTGGAAATACATCGTGAATTCCTAGATGAACAGGATCCTCTATTCGGATCCGACCTACGCTTTTCTCTTGATGAAGAGGAACTACAAGATGAGAATGATAGATATAGCAATCTGCTACCAGGTCTAGAACAGCGTGTTATCCCTTACATGGGAAGAGACGCAGACCTGGTCTTCCTTGGAAAAGGAAGTGGATTGGATGAT